TAAAAATAGGAATGAGAATTGCTCATTTATGCAGGTCAAGAAGAGGTGCTTCTTATTCAGGAGTATATCTTACAACTGACAAAATGGGAAAAGATGGTCAGGTTATGGAGCATAGGCTTGTTGCTGGCGTTACGGATAACAAAGTAGATGTTCATCACATGGATAGGAATACGTATAACAATAATATAGAAAATTTGTTAGTATTGCCACATGAGGAACATTGTGTTGTAACAGCCACAGAAGACAACCCACAAAATCATCAAGTTAGAGATTCTGAAGGTAAATTCATAACTCATGAGAATTCTAAGAAGGGTTTTAAAACTATAATTGATATGCCTGAAAATTTGAAAACAGGTATGAAAAATCAATTTAGTAACTGTATTTCTTCTATAGAAGAAGGAGAGACAAGTGATGTTTATGATATTCAAGTGGAAGGAACGCATTGTTTAATAGCTGAAAACATGGTTGCTCATAATTGTGGTGAACAATGGATGCAAGCATATGATGCCTGTAGATTATTAGCTGCAAATCTGTTTAGTTTTGTAGTTAATCCTTTTACTTCTGAAGCTTATATTGATTTTGAAAAACTATACGAAGTATTCTATATTCAACAAAGATTGGCAGATGACATTGTTGATCTTGAGATAGAGTATGTACAACGTATAATTGAGAAAATTAAGAGTGATCCTGAACCAGATGATGTTAAACAAACTGAATTAAACTTGTGGGTGAATGTTCAAAATACAGCAAAAGCAAGTAGACGTACAGGTTGTGGTATTACTGGATTGGGAGATATGTTAGCTGCTTTAGGAGTTAAGTATGATAGTGAAGAAGCTTTGGAAATTACTGAGAAGGTAATGAAGAAGAAAATGGAAGCTGAATTAGATTGTACTATTGACTTGGCTATTATTAGAGGTACTTTTGAAGGTTGGGATAGAGATTTGGAAAAAATTTAAAATATGGAAAAAGAATATAAAATACCTATAACTTGGCAAAGTTATAAAAGGTATAAAGTAAAAGCAAATGATTTAGAAGAAGCTGTAGAAAAAGCTTTGAAACAATTTTTATCAGAACCAGACGAGACATATGTAGATGATAGTTTTGATATTGATTCAATTCTTGAAGAAGAATGTCCAGATGAAAGTTTTGATATGGAAAGAATATTAAATAAATTATAAATATGAACAAATTTTATGAAACACTAAAAACTGAGTTCCCATCTCAGTATGAAAGAATGCAAAAATGGGGTAGACGTAATGTTAGTTGGAGTACCGTAAAAGTTGCGGCTTGATATAGAAATATATTTTGAAAAATTGGATAAATTGCTGGAAGACTAAAATTTGGAAGTTTCAATAAAATTTTGTATTTTAGCTCTAAAAGGGAGTTAAAAATATGAAAGAATTAAAAATAATTGAAAATCCATCTTTGTCAACAATTAAACCTTTAGTAGGGCAAACTTTTGGAAATTATACTATTATATCTGACAAAATTGCTTCAGATAAAAATGGTAAGACTTATTGGTTAGTAAAATGTAATTGTGGAAATGAAGTATTTGTTAGACAAGATATATTAAAATCTAATCAAGCTAGAAAATGTAGAGTTTGTTCAAATAAAGAAAAGTTTAAAAACAATGTAGATTTGGGTAAAATGCACACAAAAAACTATTCTCCTAAACATTATGGAGTAGGTGATTTACCTAGAAATATTTTTACTCATTATAGAAATGGAGCTAAATTAAGAAATTTAGAATTTTCCATATCTATTGAATATTGTTGGGAACTTTTTCAAAAACAAAAAGGAAAATGTGCATTAACAGGAGAAGATATTTGGTTAAGACCGAAAGATAAAACTTCAACTGTCACATGTATAAAAAATGGTAATAGAAATTTAGATTATTCTAAATTTAATGCTTCTCTTGATAGAATTGATTCTTCTAAAGGTTATATTGAAGAAAATGTTCAATGGGTAAAAAGAGAAGTTAATATAATGAAGATGGATTTATCACAAGAAGAATTTATTGAAATATGTAAAAAAGTTACAAATCATGTTAATCAGCAGCCAAGTCAGAATTAAGATAAGGGATTCTGAAAGGTTCAGAGACTAGGAGAATGAGCTTAACAATAATTTCTCCCAAGAATATCCAACACCTTAAAAGGTGATGATATAGTCCGAACTTATAGGAAACTATAAGAAATTAGGATAAAGAGCCTAATGATAACATATTGAGCGCCTACAGGTTCTGTAAGTATTATAGCTAAATTAATTAACTATCATCAAGTCACAAGTGGTCTTGAACCTATGTTCAAAACCTTTTATTTTAGAAAGAAGAAAATTAATCCTTCAGATAAAGATTCAAGAGTAGATGAAGTTGATCAAAATGGAGATAGTTGGCAGATATATCCTGTAATCTCAGGAGGATTCAGAGAATGGTTAACTATTAATTATCCTGAAGTTGATTTAGATAAAATTTCTGAAAAAGAAATGGAAGAACTTAATAAAAAGTCTCCTTACTACAGGGCTTGTGCTAATGATATTTCTTGGGAGAAAAGAGTTGATATTCAAGCAGTTATTCAGAAGTATACAACCAATGCTATTAGCAGTACTATGAATCTTCCTAATGATGTAACAAAAGAAACAGTTGCAGAAATCTATATGAAAGCTTGGGAAAAGGAATTAAAGGGTATTACTATATATAGAGATGGTTGTAGAACAGGTGTATTAGTAGCTGAAACTAAAGTTCAAACAAATGAGTTTGGATATAGTGATGCTCCTAAACGTCCTGCTGTACTTGATGCTCAATTACATGTAGTTTCTGTTAAAGGACAGAAGTATGGTGTAGCAGTAGGTATACTCAATAATAATCCTTATGAGGTATTTGCTTTTCCAGCTAAAGAAGATACTAAGTCAGTTAAGGGTAAAATTGTAAAGATTAAGAAGGGAGAATATAACTTTGTTGAAGGAGATATGTCTATTAAGAATTTAGAGACAGCAGCTCTACATGCTGATGAACAAGTATTAACACGTCTTGTTAGTGGTATGTTAAGACATGGTATGAATCCTTACTTTATAATTGATCAAATTAATAAAACACCTTTAGAGGTAGTATCATTTGGAAAAGCTTTAACTAGAGTTCTTAAGCAGTATATAAAGGATGATGAACTGAAGGGTAAAATAAAGTGTAGTGATTGTGGCAGTGAGAATGTACGTCTACAAGAAGGCTGTGCCACTTGCAATGACTGTGGCAGTTCAAAGTGCTCTTAGAGAATATTTAGAAAGTTGTTAAATTTGTCGTATCTTTATTAAAAGCAAATTTAACATGAGAAAGCAAAAATATTTTCCAAGAATAGGAGATAAGTACAATGAATGGGAAGTAATTGATGAGAAGATTTACAAAGTACCTTCTAATAGAGCTTCTTATTGGAAGGTACGATGTAAATGTGGATATGAAACATTAAGATGCTCAACACATCTTGTAAATCTTAAAGGACAAGCTTGTAAAAGCTGTGTACAAAGAAAGAATACTTTTGAAGCTTCTTATTTGAATAGAGTTAAAATCAGAGCCAAAAAATCTGGATTTGAATTTAATTTAGATACAGATTATATTGTAAAACTTTTACAAAAACAGAATTATAAGTGTGCTCTATCTGGAATGAATATTGAAATAAGAAAAGTGTGGCATGGTAATATAACACAAACAGCATCTCTTGATAGGATAGATAATACTAAAGGATATATTAAGGGTAATGTTCAATGGCTTCATAAAGATATAAATAATATGAAGCATACTTTTACAGAAGAATATTTTAAACAGCTGTGTAAGAATGTTTCTAGTAAATGCGGATAATATGAAAGAAGGAGTAGATTACTATATAGATAAGGATACAGGATTAATGGTATTGACAGCTCTATTTCTCCAAAAAAGAGGATATTGCTGTGGTAAGAAATGTAGAGAGTGCCCATATGATCCTCCCTATCAAAAAGGAAATAAACAGTTAATAAATAAAGACAGATAGATTCATAATTCTTCCCCATATTTCTATATGGGGATTAATTTTTATGATAAAATAGATTAGATGAAGAAAAGAAAAAAGAAACAGAAAAAAAGAATAATGCCAGGATTTGAAAAATTTCAATTGTATGGATTTAAACTTAAAAAGGTAACTCAAAATATAAATACTAAAAAATAATATATGACAGTTGAAGAAATTTTAAAATTAGAACCTAAATTAAAAGAGATAGAAGATTTTGTTATATATCAAAATGATATAGCAAAAAACAAAAGAATATATTGGCATGAGGTATGGAAGACATGTAAAGAAATGAATAGGTATTTAATTGGATTTTTTGCTGAAGAGGAAAAATTAAGAGATCATAAAATTTGGAGAATTTGGTATAAACACTTAGAGCAATTAGCCACTAAAATGAAATAATGACTAGAAGAAATTTGTCTGGAATATATATCTTTGAGAAGTTTCCAGAAGATCAGAGAAGAGAACCTACTTGTTTTGAGGATTGTACAGAAGAAACTCAAGATAAGTGGTTAGATAGTTTAGAGAGAGATGCGTTAGTTAATTTAGCAAAAATGCTAGGTAAAACACTTAGAGGTATAGGTGACCAATTTGATATTTCTTCAGAATAAATAAGATATGTTAAGAAAAAAAAGTAGAGTTAAGTTAAGAAAATCGTATACAGATATTCCTAGAGGAACTGAGGGTAAAGTTATTTATAATAGTGTTAATATGATATTAGTATTATTTAAGTATCAGGTTATTCCAGCAACACAAAAAATAAATAGTAAAGGAAATTATATATCTCAATCAAGTCATTCAATGAGAAATGTTCCAGTAGATCTGATAAAGTATATGAGAAAATGAAGTTGTTAAATGAGGTAAAGTTATTAAGAGATTTTAATGGAATAAAGAAAGGTAGCATAGGATTAGTAATAAGTAAAGAGAATGATATTGTATTTGTTTCCTTCTTAAAAAAAGTTGGAAAAAATATATATGGTAATGCAGTTCGTGTACCATTAAAAATGCTTAAACTTGTACGTAATGAAAAAGATAAGAATAGGAACTAATGTTAAAACTAGATATGGCTTTACCTATATTACTACTAAAAGAAGTGAATATATATTTAAAGGAAGTATATGTAGAGTAGTAAAAATGCTTACTATGGATAAATTTTTAGTTTTTATTCCATCAAATAATATATATTTAAGGTTAAATAAATTTGAAATAGATGAAGAAAATAGTTAGAAAAGTTATATCATATTGTGATATACCAGAAGAATTAACAGAAGAGGGATGGCTATCAGAACAGTGTCCTGATAGTTATGTAGAGATGACTATTGCAACTGAAGATAAAGATGGATTAGATGAGTGGATACTTAAGAATTATAGTGAAATAAAAGAAGGAGAAACAATATTAATTCATATAGATTATTAAATTATGACAAAAGTAAACGCAGGAATTGTAGAAAATTTGACAGAAGAACGTCATGTTCTTAAAGCATTAGAGGAATGTGCTGAGTTAAGTGAGGTACTCTTAAAGTACTTAAATAAAGCTCCACAATATAAACCAGGAAAGGAAAAGATTATAGAAGAAATGGGAGATGTTATGTATCGTCTAGGAGTACTAGCCAAAAAAATGAATATAGAAGGTGAAGTATCTGCTAGATTAGAAGAAAAAACTATTCAGATAAATGAATGGTATATGAGTAAGAATGATAAGAGGACAAGTTAATGAGGACACTCACGGTTTATCTGTTGAGAAAAAATTTATTGAGGTTACGAGAGGTCTCTATGGTAGTAAAAATGTAAAGATTAGTACCACAGAAGAGAATATGATACATCACATAGATTGTTTTATAGATGGTGTATCATATGATGTGAAGAGTGAGAAGAAGCTTAATAGAAATGATGAAGAGAGCTCTCCTGATGTTATCTGGCTTGAATATAAGAATGTGAAGGGATACACAGGATGGCTATTCTCTGAAAAATTACAGAAAATAGCTTTCTATAGAAATTCTCAATTTTATATTATAGATAGAATTAAATTAATGGAATATGCTAAAACGATTATAGAAGATGAAACGGTATATTCTACAAAACAATACAGAAAGTTCTACAGACGATTTGACAGGCCACATGAAAAGGTGACATATGTCTATTTTTCAGATATAGAACATTTGGTAGAGAAAATAATTTAATTTAAATTTGTAGTATGAAAAAAGAAGCAGTAATAGATGAAAATGTACTTCTGGATAAACAGAAGCGTATTAATGATTTGTCAAAAAAATTAGAGAAAGACTTTGGAGAAGGTATCTTAATTGGAGCTAAAGATAAATCTAAAGAATATGACATAATTAAAACTGGTAGTATTGGATTAGATAAAGCATTAGGAATTGGTGGGCTACCTAGAGGAAGAATTGTTGAGATCTACGGACCAGAAAGCAGTGGTAAAACAACATTAGCTATACATATTATAGCAGAAGCTCATAAACAGGATCCATCTTCTTTATGTGCATTTATTGATGTTGAACATGCATTTGATGTAACATATGCAGAAAAGGTAGGAGTAGACTTATCACGTCTTAAAATAACACAACCCTCATATGGTGAGCAAGCATTAGAGGTTTCTGAGAGATTATGTGAGACAGGTCTGTTTGATGTTATAGTTATTGATAGTGTTGCAGCTCTTGTACCAAAAGCAGAAGTAGAGAGAGATATGGGTGAAAGTAGCATGGGCAAACATGCTTTGCTTATGTCCCAAGCAATGAGAAAATTATCTCCTATTGTTAGTAACAGTAATACTTTAATGATATTTATTAATCAGTTAAGAGAAAAAATGGTAATGATGGGAAATCCAGAAGTTACTACTGGTGGTAATGCATTAAAATTCTATGCAACTGTTCGTTTAGATGTAAGAAAATATATAAGTAAAGATCAGTTAGTAATGGTTGATGGTGTGAAGAGTGGTAACCTAGTAAAGGTTAAGGTAGTTAAAAATAAGGTCTCTCCTCCATATAGAGAATGTGAATTTAATATATTATGGGGTAAAGGGATAGATCGTTTTAGTGAAGTAATAGATATTGCCTGTAAAACAGGTATAATTAATAAAACTGGTGCATGGTACTCATATAATGGAGAAAAGGTTCAAGGATTAGCAGGAATGACTGAAATACTTGAGAAAAATCCAAAAATATATGAAGAAATTAAAGATAAAGTCTTTAATGAGTATGAACCAACTGAATTTGAACCACAAAGTGAATAATATGGATTTTAAAGAATATCAAGAACGTGCAATGGGAACAGCTATTTATCCAGGTAAAGGTACTATGATTGGATTAGTTTATGTGTCCCTAGGATTAGGTGAAGTAGGAGAGGTTCAAGGTAAAGTGAAGAAGATTATAAGAGATGATAGTGGTTTAGTTACAGAAGAAAAAAGAGACGCAATTTCAAAAGAGTTAGGTGATGTGTTATGGTATGTAGCAGGAATGTGTCATGAGTTGGGACTAGATATGGAAAAAATAGCGCAAGCTAATATAGATAAATTAGAGGATAGACAAAAAAGAAATGTCCTCAAAGGAAGTGGTGATAATAGATAATCTCATATGACAAAAGAAGAAAGAGAGAAAATGTTTCTCTTATTTAAGGAAATATGGGATGAAAGAGAAGATGTAATGGGGTATGTTTACTGTTATGAAACTGGAGTGGCAATGCATGGAAGTTACTTTAGGAGTAACATAGCTTGCTATGATCATGTTTTAGAGAAGAGTAAGTATCCCCAGTACACCTTCAATAAAAAGAACATATTAATCATTCATCCCGATGTACATAGTCAGAGACACTTAAACATTGACAAGTGTCCTAATATAAAAAAGTACAGAGAAAAATTGATTGATATGTATTATGAAGATAAATTATGATTATAGAAATTATCAAATCCGAATATTGGAGCAAAAGTGATGCATTCTTGTTACCTCTTACAGGTATTAAGAAATCTATTTTGACTAATGTTCGTTCTTACCTATTTTGGAAAAATTATAGTATAGAAAACTATAATTTAATTGTGGTAGTAGAGGGTAGTGATAAATTTGAGAGAGATGAATATGCAAGAATGGAATTATTCCCAGTATTTGATAAGAATGGTTACCTAATTGAAAGTTATGATAGTGAAGATAAGAGTATTTATGTATTGGATATATCTGAATGGGCTATGGATATAGAGATGTTTATTTCAGGTAAATACTCTAAAATGTCTTCAGAAGCAAAAAAAATGATAGTTAAATTTCATACATATAATAAGTCAAATATACATGTCCATATATATGGTGTCCTTTATCCAAAGGAACCATTGCCTATATTAGATAATAAGTCTCCACTTCAATATGTAATTGATAATTATGGAGAAGGCTTTGAAGCATTAGAAGAAATAGGAGAAATTGGAGGTATATATGTCAAAGAGTCAGAAACATTAGTTATATCTGACAATGAGACAATTGTAGATGACAATATGACAGTTTAATATGTATGGAATATCTTTTGACATATAAATAAAAAATAAACAGTTATGATTAATAAAACAATAGACACATTTATCAATGGAATGATAGAATCATGGTTTAGTTTACCTTTTGTTAAAGATCCTATTTATGATACAGTAAAAGAATTTACTACTACTGTAAATAATAGAGAAACAAAAGTTAAAATATTCTTTGATAAAGAAGGTAGAGTTGTTGCTGCTAAATATAGCAATACTTATGTACCATCAGAAAAAGAAAGGGAACTTAATGAAGTTATTAGTAAAATGAAAGAAGCTCTTGAGAAAGAAGATTTTATTGAAGCATCTAAGCTGAAAATAAAAAGAGATCAATTGCTACATGAAATAAAAAACCAATAAAAACCAATAAAAAAGCCCTCTTAATTGAGGGCTTTTCTTTACGCTCCAGTAGTAGTTGTTGTAACTTCTGCTGTGGTAGTAGTTGTTGTAGGTGCTGCTGTAGTTGTTGTAGTTGCAGCAGTTGTAGTAGTAGTAGTTTCAGATATCTGTGTAATGTTATTCCAATCTATCCCATCGAAGTACTCGATTTGTTGAAGATTAGCATTCCATCTTACAGGATACATTCCTACTTGACCTGCATCAGGGCAACATTTATCAACAAATGTAACACCTAATTTAGTAAGATAATCCCAGAACATTTTTCTGAAACCATATTTTCCCTTACTTTGTTTAAGAGAAGTATCAAACTTCTGCACTAAACCTTTGTCTATACCTTGATCTTTCATAATTAAAGCACTGGTTTGTAACCCCAACCAGAGAAGGGTTTAAAATGACATTGTGATATTATATAAAGAATGTAGAGCCATACTCCATAATAATCCATTTCTTACATATACCACAGAAAGAATAAATCCTATACTTCCTTGTAGTAATACACTTTCAGGATTATTATAATGACCCCATCCAAAAATACAAGAAGACATTACCATTATAGGGAGTAATGTTTCTTTACCTAATTTTTTTGCTATTTCTATAGGTCCATATCTATAGGCAAGTTCTTCCCATAATGGAGCAAAAACTATACTATAGAAAATAGCATGTTGTGGAGTTTCTACGGTATCATCCATATATAGCGTATATGGATATCCAAAAAATTTAACAGACATATCAAATAAAAATACCATACCTAAACAACTTATAAAAGCTATAAAAAAGGTAAGTAATTTAGCTTGTATGGTATAATTTTTATTTAACATAATAAGGAAGGGAAAAGATACTAAAGACCCATTTCTCGTTGCTACATAAAGAGAAACTTTCAGGTAGATACTCAATAGGTCCATTTCCTTATGCAGATTTCGTCCTAAAACTACGTCCACACCCAGCTACGGCTAAAGGAGAAGACACTAAAGATCCATTTCCCTAATATTTTTTACATTGGACTATTATTAACACTTGTACGAACATGTGTATGATTTCCAGTGTATAATTTAGTTAATATAAGTTTTTCAGGAGCACTTCTACTGTTTGCTACAGTGAAGAATTCCTCAGAAAGAGGTCCAAATATTTTAGGACATAATCCATTAGTTTTAGTTGCTAATGGGTTATCTACAGCAACTGCTAATGCATATCTTACAATATTTGGATAATTATTTCCAATTCCATCCTTAGTTCTTTGGTGACTTGATCCAATTTGTGCAACAAATCTACTATCTTCATCACCTATTGCATGCGTATCAGTAGTAAAATTATTTGCAAAAGGATCTATATCAAATTCTACAGAAGGAGAAACTACTGTTGTTCCTATATTTCTTTTATTCCAAAACATAGGAATATTAAAAGCAATCTCGATATTTTGATATGGAAGTATAGTTGATGGTATTGGCCACTCAGTTATTCTTCCTTCTATTACAGTATCTGATATACCATTATTTCCTTTATAGAAATGATGTCCATTAAAGAATTTCCAACCAGCCCATTTTGTAGAGGCATCATGTGTAGAAGGATGTACAAATCCAGCTTTCTTTTTTCTTCTTTTATCTCCATGCTTTGAGTGTTTTACATTTTTATAACGGAATAAGAAGAGTTCAGGATTATCTTTAGTAAAATCAAATCCTGTATCTGGAAAAGATATTATCAATTTAGAATTTTCTGAATCTATGCCAATTAAAGGTCTAGGAATATTACTAGTAGAACCTGTTATCTCTACTTTTATAGTATTACCTAAACGAGTAGCTGTAACATTTTCACCAACAAAGTTTACTTTATCTACAGTACCAGGAGTACCTAGATTTATTCCTTCATCTTGAAATTGTATAGATCTATGTTTATTTTTAACAAGATCTTTTACTAGACAGTATAATTCGTATATATTCATTTTATGCTTTTGCGTAAGTTACTAGAACTGCAGCTATAATTGATGCTATAGATTTTTTATTAGCTTGATAAACAGCCATATCCAATTTATTATCAATAAAACACATCTCAATAAGAACATTTTCTGCAAGTGGTCTCATCCATCCTAATTTCTTTCTAGCTGTATCACTCTCTTTCTTTACCCCTCCACCTCTTTTTTTCCATGTAGTTAAGTCAGATATTTTATCAGCTAAAGATTGAGCTAATACTTGTTCAAAGCCAGATGGATTATCTGGTACTATTACTTCAATTCCTGTACCACCACCTGCGTTCCAGTGTAAATCTACAGCAATCGAGTTACTTTTAATAAAACTTTTTAACCATTGTAATGTTGCCACTAAAGCATTTGAATTATTATCTGTTCTTACAGTAATTCCATGTTTATCTTTAAGCTCTTTAACAAGAAGATCTCTAAGCTCAATAGCTAAATCACCTTCTATATATCCATTTGCTGAAGATCCTCTATCTTTAGATTCACCTTTTCCATCAGAGTGACCAGCACTTATAATTATGTCTCTCATATTTTTAAATTTTATATTTCCAAATATATTGATAAGCTTGTTTTCTTAATCCTCTAGCTTGAGCATTTATTACTCTTGAATTAAATCCTAATTCTTTCTGTACTTCAGTTGCAGAATTCCATTCTTTTATTAAATTATTATTTAAATCAAATTGTAAGATTGGTTTGCATACTGATTTATTTAATTGTTTTCTATTATAATCACTAATTTCACTTCCTTTTTTCTTATCAGAAAGAATTTTTCTTACTTCTAAAGTATGTGTTTTACCATACATTGGATTATCTATTCCTAGATATTTACCTTTTCTTGCTTCTGAAATCTTCTTTTTTGTAATTTCAGATAGTTTAGTATTTAATCCACCATCTCTTATATTTAAGAGATTAGTTTTTGCTTGTCTAAGTATCTTTATATAAAAGAATTCATATTCATTTAAAATATTGATATCTACGTCATTTGGAAAAACTTGTAATATTTCAAATTTATGATTGTTTATTCCATATTTTTTTAAAGAATTATATAAATGAATTTGACCTTTACATTGAATACCTTTATATGATTTAAATCTTATATGTATATTAGTTGTTTGTCCAATATAAACTTTATTATTACAGCTTGTAATTTTATAGATATAATATTTATTATTATCTATATTTTTATAATTATTTATATCAACGTACATTATGCTTCTCCTCCTGTGTCAGAATCTGACTTTTTAGTTGTATTTGTATATGTTGTAAGAGCCAATAATGCAGCTATTAATCCAGCTTCTATACCTAAAAGCATACTAGCATCACTAACAGATTTTCCTGCATCCCATCTTCTTATTACATAGGATACATTTCCAATAAAATCAATAGAGAAGACAATAGCTAAAACTCTTCTTATTGAGACTTTATTCTTTGAACCTAGCCACATAGGTTCTAAATATTTAAATATTTTTTTCATTTAATACTTCCTATTTTAGAGGCTTGTATTTTAGCAAATGCTATTTGCCCATCTGATAATTCAATATTTTCTCTATACCAAGCAGATAGAACACCTATCCACTTTCCTCTAGAATCTTTTACCTTTATCTTAAGTACTTTCTTTACTTCATATAGAGAGTATAGATCCTTAAGTTCTTCAGGCATATTATCTACTTCTAGAGTAATATATTCCTCATCTGATTCATTTAATTGAAGTAGGTGTTTCTCAAAATTTTTAGCTGGAACCAGCTGAAATGAGTGTGCTACATTAGAGAATCCATCTACAGAAGATTCCTCCATTACAGATAATTTCTTTAAGTGAAATCCTGAGAAAGTAATATCACCATTGGAGAAAACCCAATATAAAGTTTTATCTGCTCCTAATTCTAATCTAATTTCATCTAAGGTGGCTGACATAATCTTATGTGTCTCAAGATCTCTCTCAAGATCTTTGTTTTTAACACTATTTTTCTTATCTAAATAGTCTTTCACATAAATTCCAATTAAAGTTCCACCAACTGTGATAACAGTCTCTAATAAGCTTGAATTCATCTCATGATAAGTATTTTATAATATACAAAAAAATAACATAAATATAAAATTAACTTATAGTGTTATTTCTTCAATGTTAAATAGTACCATAGATTTATCCTGAAAATGAGGATATCCTTCTCTGCAGTCTTCGTTTATTAAGTAAATAGGTCTCATTTTAAATGGTTCTACCATTAAATTGATACACTTCCATCCTCCATCTTTTATATCTGTGTTACTTGTATATTTAGTAAAACATGTTGTTAGTAAATATTTACTACCACTTCTCTTTATATTAATTAAGGCTTTTTTTATATTTTCTGTAGACAGATGTCCTAAACAATCTCTAACAAATACTAAATCTACTTTAGGTAGAGTACTATTTATAATATCTAAGTGTCTAAAATCCAATCCAAATTTAGCAATATTATCATTAATTAATTGTTGAACAATGTCTCCTCCTATATATGTTATTCCTGCCATATCAACTTTTGACATCCAGTTCATATCTCCGCATGGAATGTCTAATATACTTGTTATATTATATTTTTTAAATAAGAATGGTAACTCAGATCGTAAAACTTCTGTATTCTTTAATTCACTTCCACTACCACTTTTACTTTCACCTGACATCCATAAATTATCATTATATATATCTGTAAATATTTTCTCTACATTATTTTTATTCATCTTTGATAATTCTTTTATCTCATTAATATAATGTATAGTAGCACTATCTTTATTAATATAATCGAATAGATTATTATTATATCTATATTCTTCTATAGGGTTTCTATTAATATACTCACCTTTATAGAACTTATCTGACTTTGTTAATTCTGTTACACCTGACATATGTAGAACAGGATGTTTATCATATGTAGCTATATCACTTGTAGCCCAAGAAAAAGATAACTTATCTGAGATAGCTGTTTTCTTACCAGCCTTCCATAAATTCCATAAGATACTCCACATTTCAGCTGTCCAAAATTGAATTTTTCCATCTTCTATTGGAAATCTTTTATCATAATCCTTCATTTGTTTATATAAAGGAGTACAGTCTTCATATATTTTCTTCCATAACTTCCAATCAGTATTCTTTATTATATACTGAGCTCCACCACTATTATCATTATTTTCCTTAATTGATAATATAGGAATTTTTACTATATCTGCCATTTCAGTTAATAACTGTAAATGTTTAGATTCAGGAAATTTTTCCTCATATTTTATACATACTTTTTCTAGATAATCATATGATATATAGCTTTTTGTATCAGCCATATAACAAATATCATTACTTAATAGATCTGTATAATCTGGAACTTCTCTGAATATTATATCACTATCATGAAGATAAAAACACTTTCCATACTGTGGATTATCTCTTAACCATCTACTAATTAGATAAGGTTTAATAGATGGAATATAACTTTTATCTAACCTATCATCATTATAGAAATAAACATTTACCTCTTTAGTAGCCTCTAAAGCTTCAGAAGACGGTTTTTCACTCTTAAATATTACATGTATATCTTTTGGAGATATACCTTTCTTTATAAAATTATGTATGTATACTTTTACTTGCCAATGAAAATATGGTAAGTCTGGCTGAGCTGTTACATATATCATATATTACTTATAGTTATAGCTACATTATCTCCTGGATTTATTGTTCCTGCAGATAATATATAACTTCCACTTAATGTTGCAGTTATTATATCTCTTACTACTAGATTTACAACTAATACAATTTCATAACTACCTAAAGTAGTAGTTACATCTACTGTAATATTTCCACTAAATCCAGTATGTGTTCCAACAGAATTATAAGCTGGATTTACAGGATAGGTTATACCACTGTAATTAACTGGAGTTACATCTTCAAATGTAGCATCAGTTGACATATTATATAATCCAAATATTGGAGCAGCAGTAGTAGTTGTTGTGGTTCCTGTAGTTGTAGTTGTTGTCTCTACAGTAGTTGTGGTAGTAGTTCCTATGGTAGTTGTGGTAGTAGCTTCTGTAGTAGTTGTTGTTGTAGCAGATGTAGTTGTGGTGGTAGTTGCAGAAGTAGTTGTTGTTGTAACTTCTTCTGTAGTTGTTGTAGTACAGTCTTGACATGCTCTATCTACTATCAATTGCATTCTCTCCACATAGGACATATTTGCCCATTCTTCATCAGTAGCTAAACAACCTTGGTCTACATCATCAATTGTATAGTTAATTGTAGAAGAAAAATCATAACATCTTTCTACAGTAACTCCTTGTTCATCTGTATATGAGATGCATAATTCTGTACCATTTTGAGAGAATTCAGATATGGACGTGATTGTTTCACATCCTTTAAAATCCTCACAATTAATAGATTGTTTTGTACAGATTATGTACTTACATACTATTTCTGCTATTTTCTTTCTCCATTTTGATGGAAGTAGAGATAAATAATTCTCTACATCATTATTACAGTTTTTACAATTTATATTCATTTTAACATTTTTTACTAGCTAATTCATTTAATATTAACTGCATACGATGTTCATGTGACATCTCAAGCCAGTTTTCCTCACTTGCTAAACATTTAGGATCTACCTCATCCATTAGTCTATCTATTAATTCACAATAATTAAAAAAGACATTCTTAGTTATATTTGCTTCATTTCTATAACTTACAAATATACTACAATTATCTTTAGTAAATGCAGATAAAAATGTAATAGTTTGACATTTTTTCAAATTTCTACAGTCTATTTGCTCAGCCTTAGAAATACCCTCACAAATAACATATACTATTTGCTTTCTCCACTGTGCAGGAATATCACATAGATATTTCTCTAATTTTTCTTGACAGTTTTCACAAGTAAGTTCCATAATTTTTTTATTTTTTTAGTTATCTTAAACCATACCCACCATCCAAATAATCTCACAAAAAAGTATCTTAGATAGTTATCTAGTTTATTAGAACAGACAATATTTGTCCACAAAAGCATTTCTCTATCTACTTCTCGTCTTGACATTCCGTGTCCTCTCCAGATATATAATTTATCATGTACCAAATAACCAAACAAGCCATCATTAGTAGGAGGAACGATTCCCCATAAAGACCTTGGAGAGGAGGACATATCATAAACAAATCCTTTTTCTATATTAATAATTTTATCTTTACCTATTAACTTTACTGTTAAAGGCTGCATTATTTTCCAGTATTTTGTAGATTTATACGAGTAAATATATGCCTGAATTATTAATTCATCAGTCATTAATTCATCTACTACATTATCTTTAGTTATCATGGATAAACACGAATTTCTAAACTTATTTTATAAGAAGAGTTGAAAATATTATCTGATAAACTTCCATTTCTATAAGATTTAAAAACTATAGTTGAAGTGTTGTTTTGAAAAGCTATTACATAATCAGAAATATCTATAGATGATCCTATAAAAACTTGTGTTTTATTATAAAGAAATGTTTGTTGTGGACCAGTTAAATAATATGATCCATCGGTAGTTCTTCCTATTGTAAAATTAATATTAAAATCATTTTTTAAAATATTGAATACTGGAGCGTTTGTTCCAGATTGAGATATTAATACACTGTATACTTTATATTCTTTACTTATAATAGGATTTTTAGGATCTGTATTATCAACACCATTTCCAGTAATAGATTGTACACCTGTATTTGTAGAACAGGACAAACATCTTAATCTCTTCTCAATTTTATTAAGTCTTTTAAGTATTTCTTGTATCATTTTAAACGAGTTTTAATTTCTAAATCTTCATTAATAATTGGAGAGCAAGACAGAATTGGTCCTGTCCAGAATACTCCAAATTTGTTATAACTATTGCCCATAATAGGTGCATATAAAAATCCTGGATTACTATTATATTCAGACATATACACTCCATTCACACATCTTACTTGATGGTATAATCCTATCGTATGTCCTATTTCATGACTACCTGCTTCTTGAATATATGTTGGAGCATAAGATAAGGCTTTAGTAAATACAAAAGCTGGAATATCTAAACCCCATGTTAAACTCTCAATCCAAGCTACCCCACCTGCTGCTCCATACCATTCATTATAAGCAGTGAATATCAATCGAGTTCTTTTAGTTGCAGGAAATTTAAGTAGAACAGAACTATCTCTTGTTATAGTAATGTTGTAAGGCATGTAATCCCATCTTATACTATCTATAATTCTTTTTTGTTCTACAGCAGAAAGTCCTGAAGGAGTTGCGTAAAATGAAAATCCACCATTCCAATAAGGAGTTGCTACCTGCTCACCATCAAAATCTAAATAGACACAATATCCTTTCAGAATACTTGTGTCCATAAAATAAGTATTAACAGGCTTTGGAGTGTCTACTTTTATTGTATCTACAAAAGAATCACAAGCATCTCCTATACCATCTTTATCAACATCTTCCTGTAGAGGATTATATGTATTTACACAATTATCTTTACTATTAGGAATACCATCCCCATCTTTGTCTCTACTAGGTCTTGCTTTTACTATACTACTATCTTCTCTATGTTGACTAGAGTATTCAAATCCTTCTATTTTTTCATTGGGTAAAAACCTTTTTTCTACAGGAGTCGGAATAGTTTTTGGAAATTCCTTATTACAACCACTTAAGAAGCTTGTGATACAGATAAAAGCTGTAATTATTAAGGGAACTATAATAGATGTTTTCCAGTCATTAAAGTCTGGAGAAGATGGTCCCCAATCTAATTTTCTCCAAATCTTCCAGTCATAAGATCTTATAATTTCCCATAATAAGGCAAATCCCATAACTAAAGATAAAGATAATAAAGCATTTTCATATGCTTTCAAGTCAAAAAATAGACCTCCTCCAATTAAAAATAGAATATATACTAATATTCCAAATCCTCTATGAAGTAGTTTGTCATCTTTCCAATTGAAAGAATTTTTCAGAATTGTAATTATATTTTTGCCCATTGTAAAAGTTTTCCCATTATTTCAGGAGTGATACTATTTCTAAGACGAATAGCCATAGGATCACTACTATTTTTAATTTCATCTAATATCTCCTGTACAGTTAATAAAGCTGTACCTATTGTATTATCCACCTGAACTCCTTGTGCTACTGTATTAGTAGGTGGAATTATTAATGTTCCTGTTAAAGAGTTATCTGGTCCAAAAGTTATACCACTTCTTACATTTGCAGGAATTGGAGTATTTGGAAAAGTGTCTGCACTGTAGAGAGTTCTATC